ACTTACTCACAAGGGTCGATTTGCTGCACTATTAAAAAGGGCTGATAAACATGTTAGTCTTGGTGTGTATGATACGCAAGAAGAGGCGTTCATGGCTTATAAGTCAGCAAAGGAACAATATATTAAAGAAGTTGCAGACGAATACTACAGCAAAGAGCTTATAACCAAGCGTGTTTATGACGCACTATATAGGTGGAAGATTGAAATAACAGATTAAATAATATAGATATGCTGAACTACAGAGATACACAGAATGCTTTACATGTAAGGCTTGTGGATTTTACACTACGGGAGTATTTATTTGTACTCCAAGTAGTTCTTGAAGAGGATATTCGCGTTGCATACGCAAGCGTGTTCGATACGGCTGAATTTAAGAGAAATGTGTCGTCCGAAGACGAGGAAGAATATTTGGCGCAATTCCAAAAGAAAGCCGAAACTTTGCTTGAAACACCGAATTGTGTTCACTTAAAAGAATACTTAGAGACGGAATATCAAAGGAATATTCAAGAACAAGCAAGTTCTCTCAAAGAATTTCATTTCACAAATGCTGACGTACAGAAGATACTCAATAACTTATTGAGAGACAGGACATTAGACTTATCCGAAAGTTCTGTTAAAGACATAACCTCTATCCTAAAAATGATGTACGAAAATGGGTCTCTTGATTCGGACGATAGTTTTCAACGGCATTGGATAACGATACCCAGCCGCTATAATACAATTTGCCCCCAATGCTCGCGTGAGGGTTACGCTGTCGAAGGTCTTGACTTTCGTTGTGAGTTCTGTGGCTGCATAGCAAAATGGGATGAAAGCCAACGTCGTTACTTTCCAAACTTAGGACACCTTTAAACTTTAACGCTTATGATTGATATTACAACAACTTTTACACCGATTGAGCGTGAGTACCCAAATGGTTTTTTAGCAGAAAAATGGGTTGGTAGTATTGCCATAAAAGGAGGTGAAGATGACAGCGTCCTGCATTGGCATATTGAGAGCGAATCGCCAAAGCACATAGTGGAAACACAGATATGTGCGCTTGAAAGCATGAAAGATGCAATCGAGAAACGTATAAGACTTTTAGAAAGTAGTTTAAGAGATTAAAAACTAACGCTTATGGATAAAGAAAAAGACAAGTCTAACGAACAAGAAAGGTTTGAAACCGAAAGGGATTTTTGCCAACGAACTGCAATGGCGATTTTATGGGAACTTAATTTAAGATGGTTATGACAGACGAAGAGAAAAAATCCAATTTCCGTAAACTATTCGCAGGAATAAAAATAGACGGTTGTTCAGTTGTTGAGGATTGGGAAGAAATACAGGTTTGGCCAGATTGGGAGCAAGTACAATATGTGCGGCTTTATGTCAACTTCAAAGACAATAAACAAAAAGGCATAGGCTTTATAAATAGTTTAACTTGTGACAAACTTAAAAATGCGGGTCTGAAACCTTACAAGGGAAAACTTGATAAGGGTTATATGCTTTCACTCTTAAACGCTACTGGAAGATTCGATATTAAATTAGAATCACCTTATAAATGACAAAAGAATAACGCTTATGGAACAGATAACAAGAAAGGATTTTCATACATTTTGCGAAAACTTTGCACATGAATTTATTTCATCTGAATGTATGATGAAAGAGTTTAGAAAATTATCCTGTGGTGATGCACAACAGGTAAAAGAACACTTGGAAAATCATTTAATGATTGATTTGCGAGATTGGTTAGAAGAAAAAGGGGTTGAATTGGAAGATTAACGCTTATGGAAACCATTTGGCACGACTTACGAAAGAAACCAAAACCATACGAATATGTGCTTGTGGAAACCTACACCAAGCACTATCCTTATAGGGTGTGTTTTTATTTTGAAGAGGGCTTTTGGCGTGATGCTTACAAAACATCGTATTTTCACCCAAAGTCTTATTGCAATGTGCATCCTAATGTAAGAAACGACTTTAGGGTTAAAAGGTGGGCTTATATTAACGATATAAAATAACGCTTATGGAACAAAAAGAATTTAGGTCGGTAGGCAAGCAATATAAGAAGATTGCTGGCAAAAGGTATCGCATACCGCGTAAAACAAAGAAGCGGCTCAAGTCTAATCTTTGTAAGCATGGTTGGGCTATCAAGAAACTTATATTCAGTTACAAACGGCTAAACATGGATATAGACAGATGGAAGACAAAACGTTTATCCTAAAGGAAAATTCCAAGGAAATACGACAAAAGATAAATGACGCAGGAATACCACTTTGTGTTTGCGCAGAATTTGTCGATTCCGATTGGTTGGATTATAGCACATCGTTGTATGAAAAGTCTGTTCACGGCAATGGTTATTCTTTCGAAGGAATGACAAATGAGGCATCAAGGGCGTTGTTTTTACAAGAGGTAAAAAATCCTATCTATTGTAAAGACGTAGACGAATTTATTGAAAAAATAAAAAGTGCCAAATAGAATAAAACACAAAAGATTTTTGCTAAAATTTATCAATAAAGTTGATAAATTTCTGCCATAATGTTGTCTCTTTTTTGTTTAGAAAAATTTGTTTAATACACACTTTTAGGTTGTAACCGATTACGGGTGCAAAGATAGCAAAGTAAAACGTAAAGCCCATCACGGACATTTTGAAGTCCATAGAGCACAATAATAAACAAACGCACCAAAAAAAAGTGCCACCCACATTAAGTGAGTAGCACCAAAAAAATGAAACAAAGAAAAATTAGAGATTCTACCTAAAAAGAAATAATACCGAAGCGAATGGTGTTCTTCTTTTAAGGTATATCATATCATTCTGATGACTATAAGCCTCCTGCTCGTATGATATACTGCGATATGCGACTTTCGCTCTAAAACCAGAACACAATATCCGAATGATGTACTCCGTAAGATAGAGTGCATAATATCCGAACGGACTAATTAAAACCCACCACATAGAGAAACACCCAACAAGAGCAAGACAAAACAACAACACAGATATAAACGTGCTCATCTCTAATTGTTGGCGAGCATGAATCATCTCGTGATTCCTATCTATATCCCCAAAGTGTTTCGCATCCTTTCTTACGAAGAGGAAAGGATAGACACACATGGCTTTATAGCCCTTAAAAGGGAATATTTTATTTCTAATTATTATAAGCATAATTTTTAACCTTGCAAATAATTCCAATCGTCTATGTTCATTATATAGAAATTAAATCCTCCATCATTAGGGGAATCATCATCCGCAGTTTGAATAGTTACAGACGTTGTTGTCTGGGAAACGACAGACGCATAATGAGAGTGTGAAGCACCTTGTATATAACCATAGCCACATACCATAACAAAAGGAGAAGACGAATCTACGAACCAATTATTGTTATCCCATGACAATGTGTATACACCCTCGCTATTGCGTACACAACTAAGTTCCGTTCCATCAAAACTCTTATAAAATATACGTGGACTGTTGTTATCATTTAGTGTGACTCTACCCATAGCCAAGCACTTGGATGGATGACCATAACCATGAACAGACCCCAAATCGGTGCGTTTAAGTACTATCCATCCATAGAATTGAGTAGAATCGCCATAGCCTAACAATTCAATAACCTCACGCGATATAGATATATCCGTTTTTTGCAATCCATCCTCGAAGAAATATTGTCCTGTTGGTGCGTGGAAATCAGCCGTACCTGTAACAACACTACTATGACTACCATACTTGAAATTTGCGATAATCATTCTACGTCCACTTTGACTTATATCCCAAGGAAGGTAATAGATAGAACCTATACCTGCTTGACTATGAACGGAAACGTTATCGGTAAAATAAGATGGCGAATCGGGGGATGTTGGGGCTGGTTGCCCATTGTAGATTATTCCACTTTCTGCAAACTTGAAAGGACTACGAACACCACCACGAATGAGAGCGTTACGCATAAAAGAATCGCCCACACGCAAATCTACACAATAGTTAGGAACAAAAACGTGCTGCGTGTTCATTCCTGTTGGGTCTGATGGGTTGAAATACGTATATGCAGGCATACCTCCATACAAAGCCCCATTTTCGTATAGCACACCATCAATAGTGCCATTCATAGACAACAGCCAATCACCATTGATGATAGCACTTCCGAATTGAGCGTAGTTGGAGAAAATCGCCTCGGTGATAAGGTACTTTAAGTCACTCTCCATCCGCGCCCATGCCGATGGGCTTGATGTAGTCCCTTCGTGTGGTACTCCCATTTCGCTCCAAGAATACATGCCTGTTTCTTGTGGGTTGAATACCCAATACGAAACGTTCCCTTGCCCATCAGTATATGAAAAAAATGGGGCTTCGAGGTCGGTAACTATACTACCTTGAGTATTGTCGTCTCTCCACTCACCTGCATAGTAATAGAAACGATGTATATCGCCATGCTTTTCTTTGTCTGCAACGCGATTTTCTATCCTCGTTAGCTCTCTACGCATATCGCTATTAGCCACAAAGAATGTGTTGCTTATAGCTCGCATTTCCCCAACCGCTTGACCTATCTGATTGAGAACCACCTCAATGTTGTCCGTCAAGACTATATCGTATTTAGGCAGCGGACTCTCCCCATACTTTATCGTTATCTGTTTAATATACAACTCAATCTCACGTCCTCCATAGTTAAATCTAACTTTCTTATTGTTGGAGATTTGAGACAATATATCAGTGTGAGTGGCAAGGAAATACTCATCAAACTTTAAGGGATAATCGTAATAGTAGTTATTATTATCCTTCATATAGAGTTCCATCTCAAACGAGAGCTTGATTTCTGCGCTCTGTATATATGATTCGGGCAGCGAAATCCCCAAGACAACGAAATTGTCGCCATCATTCGCACCTGTACTTGACTCTCCTTTAGGATACTGATACATATTAGGCATCAGTGTGCCGAACGTTTCCGTGTCTTTTTTAAGGATAATTTCTATCTGTCCTTGGCTGGAGTCGGGATATTTGCTACCGTCACGTCTGTGACCATCACCTGTTGCAGTATGAATTACTGGGTCGAACGAACCATCAGCCTTATAGAAATTATTCTTGTAGTCTTCCCAATCCACCTCTACATCGAACGTACAACCGAGGCAAGCACCGCTTTTGATGTTGATTTGCATACTCTCAGTGATAGCGGCGCAAGCATAAAGGTCAAATTGTAATCGAGGGAGTTTTACTTTGAAATAGCCCTGCTTGTAATTCCCCTCATCGTCTATGGATTCATCCCAACCAGAAGCTCTGCGCATATCCGAGTCGTTGATTGGATAGACATCAATAAAACCGATATTTTCATTTACCAACAACTCAGGCTTAATATCTTCAAAAGTGTGCATCTCAGCCGATGGTGACGCAGGGTTGATTTCGTGCGCATACGTACTGCCAATCGCATCAATATAGTCTACAATCTCAATGTCTGGGTTGTAGTTCGTATTGAATGTCCCGTCGCTGTTGATATAACATATCTTGTTATATACCGACTCATGGTACTCCTTTGGCATTAATTTCTTTCGCGTAAAAGGATGCTTGATGAGTTGTACATACTGACCTCCTAAAATACCTTTGTATATAGGATAAGATACCATCTTTGAGAGATGATGAGTAACTCCGTCAACCACCACATCAACATTAGTGAAAACACCTGCACGATTGCCGTAGGTGAACTCTGCGCTTGCAGAACCATACCAACGAATCTGAGGATAGCCGTATGGAATATTCCTTTCACTACCCTCACCTATGATGCGGGTAACAATCTTGTTGTTCCTCGGAGTGCGAGAGTTGTTCTTCAAACCTACTCCCTGTCCGAATTGAAACACGAAAGGAACTTGCTGATTCTGGTCGTTGGTGGTATATATGTCTTCGACAGGTAAGCCAAACTCTATTTTGAAAGATTTTTGCACACCATTTACAACCTGTGTAGTAGGAGATATTACAAAAGGTATATCCCAAGTCTCATAGGCTGCTTTGAGTGCGTCACTAATGAACTGCTTGTCAAATGTGAGTACCTCACTTTGCTTGTGGGCTTTCTCGTACATATCCGACCCCTGTGTAATATTCGAGATTACCACCCACTCTGAGTTCGCGAGATTAGCATTAAGTTTGGCTACGAAATCAAACAATGTACCTATCCAAGAGAACGTTTTGTTTTGCGACAGATAGACCTCTTCATCGTTAGTAACCGCAATGTCGGTAAAAGGAAAGTTACCCAATTTGTACATAGGATGATAAAACACCAAAGAGTATTTCGTCATACCCTTTAACTGTGAGTTTTCAGATGCTATACCTTCACGAACTATTGTTGGAGGGTTGACGATAAAGTACTTTACATTATCAACCAAGATATACTCTTTCATTGAGAATGCCAACGTGTTATCCTTGTAATAGACATCTCCTGTAACTTTATCTCCCAAGGACATAACAATGCTCTCGTATGTGGATTTCAGCATAACGAGGTCGTGGAAACTACGTCTTGTACCATTATCATCGTAGTATATTGGGAACGTTATATTGCGCCCTAAAGTATTTTGAGCCATTTTGTGAGTTTTATAAGTCCGTAAATCAAAGTGAGTATAGAAAAAATCAAAGCATAAGTATATATCTTTGGAATCTTATTCACTTCCTTTGTTATGTATTGATACTCTATCACGGCACTATCGCGCCAACAGGTATTGTAGTGTTCAACAACACGGTCTCGCCATTTAACTTTTTCAACATATCTGGTATCAAAAATGGTGTCTCCTCTCTGAATGACAGAATGAAAAACGCTATCGTGTCTCTCTATGAAAGTGGTGTCATGCAGGTAGACGTTCTCATATTTTGTAACTTCTCTGTCTCTATACTCCACTTTTGTTTTTGTGGCACAAGAAACAAGGAATATAGAAACAAGTAGAAATAATAGAACTTTTTTCATATTGCATTTATTTATCGTGAATTATTATCGTTATCCCAATCGCAATTATCGCACGTTTGACCGAACGCTTTCTGCGCAACGAGGATACATAGAATTACTCCGACAATCATCATTACCGCCTGTATATTCCTAATGTTCCACCCTACGAGTGTGACGATGTTGTGTCTCAGGGTCGCGACACAGAGAGAGACAAAGAATATATAGATAACGCACATTTTGTGGAGTCTACACAATCCAAAAGTCTTGCTCAATATCAAGCGCAGAACCAAAGCAAAACCGAACAGAATGAGATGTATCCCGAATAAATCCACTCCGAGATACATCAATCCGCAGTATATAGTGCACAACAGCATAAGAAGAAAAACTCCGTGTTTGGTAATCTTTCTCAATAGCGTGAGCGTACTTCTTAATTCTCTAATGTTTGGCATATCGTTTCGTTTTTTGCGAAAATCATAAATTAATGCTCTTGAATATCCACCAATGGGCAGCCATTCCTCCTGCGCAACCGAGAACGTCGAAGAGCAAGTCCCACCAGCACCAATGACCGTAGGAAGCCTTATCCCTCCACTCCTTACAGATGGATGCGCCAAGAGCGAAAGCAACTCCGTAGCCTCCTATTAGTGACAATAGGAAGCATACGGTGAAGTGTCTGAGAGAGTTCTTATCGATGTGCATAAGCTACTTAGAATATATTCGCATTAGCGACAATGGCAATAAATAATTATTGCATAACCGCAAACTCAGGGAAATCCAACAGCATCCTATCAGCTAATACTTTTGCGCCAGAGGCAGTAGGATGCACAAAATCAGAACTCAATAGCCCTGTCCTCCAGTTGCCATATTCATCTGCACCGACTGCAAGTGCCATATCAATATATCTACAACCGAGTGACCTTACATATTTGCTGAGACCAGTCTTCTGACGACCTGCTGCGTTGCTTAGACCGCTATCTTCCGTGATTGAGTTAGATGCAGGCACGGTCGGTATCGTAGCCAATATCGGTATTACTCCATTTTCTCCGCACGTCTCGATGAATAAGTCAATATTCTGCTTCTGGTATGAATTAATAACATACTCTCCGTCAACTTTCGATTCTGTGGTACTTCCGTTCATACCGAGCATATATACTGCATAGACAGGCTTATATCCAGTGCCCAACAAATTTGAGAAATCAACATTCCCATTTATAGGACTAAGACCAGGCTGATTATTACTGAGCCATTTTGAAAAACCTAAAACATGCAAATGATATGCCAGACGAGTAGGTGTAGTAAATGAGAAATAGCTATCAGCGAAAACCCAAATAGACCTATTAAGGTCGCGAGGCATAAAAGATAAGCTAACTGTAACGCTATTTGCGCCTTTGTTTTGCGCGAATGGAATGCCCACCCCCCATTCATTTTTTTCAAATGTCACCTCATCGCCTAACCCATTTGACAATCTTATGTATGTCTTAGATAAATCTGCATCCTCTGTATATATTACAATATCTGTGTTAGCAGTAAGTGTCAGTCCATGTGGAAATGTCACCTTTTGCACTTGACTCTCAGACGTATAGTTATATGATGAGCATAATATTAAATTAGTTGGAGTAATCACAATCCATCTTGCGTTATAGTCGCGATTGATGTAGTTGGAATTGGTATGATAACCAACTCCAACTAAAACACCATCATTAGATATTGTTCCGTCAATTCGCGCAGTCAGAACAATATTTTTCATAATGTGTACTTGAGGTAAAAGCAAATACTCATTTTGTGCCAATGCTGCACTACCTCTATAAGAAGAAAAAGGAATGCGACCTGACGAACCTCCATCTCCACTACTATTAGGGGCAAAGATGTTCTTTCCTCCAATTTCTGCAATTTTTGTTCCTGTTTGCAGAATAGGTTTTACCACTGTTTCTGTTTGTCTGGGGGCAAATATCTGTTTACCTCCAATGGTAGCAATGTGCGTACCTGTCTGCAATATAGGAGTTACACTTGTTGTAGGAAGCAGAATGGGAGTACCATCTGATTTGTATATATCTGCCATATTATCCAAGTATTGAGTTCATAAATGCAGTAACAGCGTTGTTAAATGCAATACATTCCGTTTGAGACAAAGCCTTACCCTTTGAAATTAAGCCATACTTGAATGCAGTTATACCACCGAATGAGCCTTCAGAATCCTGTGCCTGATAGACATGGCTGCTAATGCCACTTGCCTGACCGAAATACATTCGGGTGCTCTGATTAGATGATGCCTTCACTGAGTCTGATTGCTCAACGTAAGTTCCGTTTAGAGATAATGCAACCTTTGTGCTTGCTCCCACAGCGATAACGTGGGTGAGAGCTGTGGTCTTGTATGCTGACAATTCGGAAGGAACCCATCTAATCGCAGAATTTTCACTGTTCGTATAATACAAACCTGGTGATGCCGCATTGATTGCTTTACCAAAGCCAAGTATATTGCCGAAACATAGTGCAACATCCCACTTTCCTGTAACTGGAGTTGCAGCGTTATTCGTGAAGAATGAGATGTGCGTGTTTGCTGAATCAACACTCAAATTGTCGATTTGCATTTGTGCTTCACCAATTATAGGAGAAAGACCGTTGTTGCTTAATGCCACAGATGTACCGTTTGTTATGACACCCTCGCCTCCCAATGCGTTTTGAGTTGCCTCTGTCACATTAGCAGCGATAGCAGGTAATGCGAGATAGTCTATTTTTGAATAGACACCGCTACTTTTTAAGCTGCGCACAAATGTGTCAAGAGCATTTTTCTTCGCAGTTGTAACATTGCTAAACCGACTGACAATCGTCTCAGTGTCCGAATCATAAGATTGGCTCGGAGTGTATGATTGTGTAGCCACACTTGAACTAACACCATCTTTGATTGCGATTGCCTTGATTGTTGTTGCACCTGACAACGTGATTGCAGTAGTGTACTGAGTACTACTTGATGTAGGAACACTTCCATTGGTCGTGTAACGTATGGTAGCTCCACTGGTTGCACAGGTGATGGTCGCAGAATTACCACTAATAGTGATAACTGGCGTAGCGACTGTTACTGGGGTGCTACCATTCACCTTATCAATGATTTCATTGATTTTGTTCTTAAACTCGCTAAGAACAGAAGCCGAAATAACGGTTGTACCATCAGTATAAGTTGTTGTTATTTTACTAATGTTTGCCATATTATCTTAATTTTTAGATTGTTCCACAAATTGCTTGACCACATATCGCTTGACCACATAATGCAGTTGTTGCACTTGTGTCAGAATAGGTATATCGTAACAGATTGAGCTGAGATTTCAGCTCGTCAGGTGTCACGAATGGAGTGCCAGAATGGAATACTACCTTATCTACGAGAGTGACGAGGAAGTCAATCATAGCGTTAACCTTGCCCTCGACACTCGAAGCATTACTATTGCCAACGGAAGACTTCGCATCATTCTTCTCGTTGATTGCAGAGGGCAAAGGTTTATTTCCCCAATCAATCTCAGTAGCATTAGTAACTGGAGTACCCGCATTTGGTCTTTTCAGCTCAAAAGGCATACTTTCTTTTGCCATAATCTTACAATTTAAGAGTTGACGATTTCAAAATTCCACGCATTAGAAGACGCAGGAACAATTACATATTTATAATTCAAATCCGCTGTCCCATTCACACGCGCAATTTCAACAGTTCCTGCACCCGCGTTATCTACCGTACCGCCAGAATTTGCATTCTTAACAATAAGGCTAACACTCGTGTTGGGGACTACGAACACAAAATACTTACTCGCAGCGAGAGCGGTCTTGCCCATCGTCGTGGAACTACTAAGTTGCTTGGTGAGTGTTCCGTTTTGACATAATGTCTTTACTGCTGCTGCATTAGCAGGTTTAGTGGAAACCGCGCCATAGTAACGGAAGTTCAAGAAACTGAAAGTCTGAGCAGGCGCATTGACCGTTTGCCCACCTTGTGTGACTGCTATCTGATAAGTCTTTGAACCAGAAGAAATAGGTGCTCCTGTGTAGGTTTTCTTATTCTGACTAAGCGAGCCATCAGCGGGAGTTACCTCAACATTCGCACTTGCCGCAACATCGTTGCCTTTGCGTGTAATGTTGAGTTCTATCAACGGAGTAACGGCTGTTCCAATCTCTCTCGTACCAGCGTTTGATGATGCAATAGCGACCTTTATAGGAAATACCTCGGTCATCATATCCGCAATATCCGCACCAAAAGAATCGTTTATCTCAGACTGGAACTGCGCACGAGTTTCATCGTACACTTGTCCTGCGTAGGCTGCCTTGCCCTCTTCGGTCATTGCACGAACTGCGCCGTATATGTATAAGTCGTTATTCTGTTCTGCCATTTTATTACACTGTTAATTTGAACTCCATTGTATGAGGAATTATCCTATTCTTCGTTCGGTAGCATCGGTAATTCCCCATAACTATTGCACTCGTGGTCGGGACGTAGAGGAACGAGGCTTCAATATGAATGTTATCTACCGATGTGATGCCACCCTCCAGACATACCCAGAGATAACCTGTGGCTGTGCATTCAATCGAGTAATTGCCATTGACATTATCCCTGTTGTAGTGCTGCACATTGGCGAGGTTAGGAATCTCGCTCGGACTAATTGTTGCGCCTCCGAAACCTATGTACATATTATTATGCAGAGGAGCGTCGTCACTTTGTTGAGGAATGTCGAGCGTATGCAACGTGATAGTTCCAATTATAAAAGAGTTGTTAAGACCTCGTTTCAGTTTCTCCGTAGTAGGCTTGTATTCACTTAGACAAACAGCCCTGACTTCTTTTTCTGTATATCTCGACTTGATGCGTATCACACCGCCTGTCATAAAGTCCACAAACGAATCGTGTTGCTGTCTTACATCTATCAGTGCATTAGTGTATTTCTTGCTTACTATGAAAGTGATTTGCAAGTCAACATTCTCCCGAATCACAACATCTCTCGTAATATTGCTCGTGGTCTCTTGGAGCGTCACCAAACAATCCTCCTGCTGAGAGTTTATCCACTGCTCGGTATATACATTCAAGGGCTTACCCCTGCCCTCGAACCCATCAATTTTCAGGATATGACATCCCTTCCACGTGGTCGCCACATCCCTCCATCCTCCTCCTAACGAATCCGAGCGTACGAAATACCTGTTTTCAAACATATCTGCTTATTTTTGTGCAAAAATAATAAAATCTACGTAAAAACCAAAATTTTTTCGTTTTTTTTATTATATTTTAAGTTCTTTATCAAAAACTTTGACTTTCCCGAGACAATATTTGCCTATCTCTACCCTCGCGTCCTTTGAGTATTTGTACACCAGAATCGAAGATTCCTCATCAAAGTCGTCGAGATTGATAAACGATTCGTCGAAGAGGTACACCCTAATAGCATTAAAGCCTTCTCCAGAGATAGAGACCTCGCTTTTGTTGCTTATGTACAACACAGGACATTTTGTTTCGGGAATGACAACATTGACATCCTTGCACCACATCAGAGAGCATACATTCTTGTCTGCTATCAGGTCGTTGTCGAAGGAGTAGTCTACATACAAGCCGTATGTATAGCCCTCAACTCCGTCAGCGTCTTGGATGGTGTAACCGTTTATGTACTGCTTGAAGTTCTCCTTGATGTATTCCTCGGTTAAGCCTTTCCCCTCATAAGCGAATGTACATACATGAGGTATGCTCTGCTGACAGAGGGAGAGCTTGAGCAACTCCAATTTGTTATTGCTTGCTACTCTCCATCTGTTTTTGTACTCTCCGCAGAGGTTGCCTAACAACGAATTTTTGTAATAGTTGTTTAGTGCATCCATATTCTTTTCTCTTATTTTATATTTAACTCATTAATTCAACTCTGATGCCGTTACCGCTTGGAACAGTCCAGTTCTCCATTAGTGAGTGCATTGTCTGCATCAAAATGTAGTTATTCTGCAACTGCAAGAGCATCTGAGATTGAACTCCAAGAGTGACATCGCCATTAAAGGCTATCACGGCATCACGAATTTCGGTTAGCAACTCGGTATGAGCGTACACCTGCTGAGAGACTCCGTTCATATAGGCTTCAAGAGCGTTGGCGGTATCTTCAGTTATCGCAGAAATACCAGCCTGTAACGCACTGAGATTTCCAGTCTTGTCTCCCAAAGTAAGTCCGAGTTTTCTCGCAACCTCTTCCATAGTCTCCGATGTCAGTTCGTAGTCTCCGCGAAGACTCTGAATCTCTTCGGAATATCGAACGAGGTCATCCACAGACCACTGAACGGCTTCTGTATAGGATTTCTCCAAAGTAGATATATTCCTATTGCTACCCTCCAGCCACTCCTCATAACTAACCATCACCCCTCCGAGTTCTTTCTGTATGCGGGCAATGTCAAAAATGTTATTTGTAGCTCCGTAATTTCCCTCGCGGTCTCTATAATAGAGAAGCTTGCCTCCCTCCTGCTCTATTTTGGCTACCTCAGCCTTTTTAGTAGCAATTTCCTCAGACAAAGCCTTACCTCGCTCTTGCACCTCGGTATTTATCTCGTCAAAGATTGCCTTGAACTTAGGAGCGAGAATCTCCGTGCCTACGACTTGCTTAATCATATTCCAACACATCTCTTCCCAACTCTCATTGAAAGAAGTCATAGCATCCTCCCCCTCTTTGAGAGCATTGATGATTCCATCAATCATCGAAGAAACGGCATCCTTGACACTTGAGATTCCGAGGAAACTCTCAGTTATGTCTTCCGCAAAATCCTCCAACTCCCTCTTTGCAGTTGCAATCTGCTCTTGCAAGTCGCGAATCTTCTCATCATCGCGATTCTTTTTCTTGCGAGATTTCTCAAGTTCCAACTGCAACTCAAGTTGGGCGATTTGAAGTTCCTTGTTGGCGATAAGGAGCTTGTTTGCCCCAATCTCTCCCTGTCCGAAAGCACTCTTCATCTGATATTCAAGGTCAGCATACGCATTTTCAAGACGCTTAACCTCCCTTTCGGAACGTGCTATCTTGGTGTTTATCTTGTCATTGCCAGACCAGAAATCGGCAAAACGGTTAACAAGGTCGGAAACACCTCCAGCGACAGCCCCAATCACAGCCCCCCACTGACCGAACTGAGCACCGAACTGAGCACCTTTTCCCATTGCATCGGCAACACCCATAGCGGTTGAAATCGCATTCGCCGCTTTCAGTTGGTCTCTATGCCCTATCGCCTCAAGCATCTGCGTAACGGAGGATGTTACAGTACTGATAGAACTGACAGAATCGTTAATCGCTTTTACTATGGTCTCAACGTTTAACTTTCCCATATCCTTCATCTCTGCCTTTAGTTTCTTGATGGCATTGGTCAGAGATTCTATGTTCTCAACATCGTCTTTGGTGCGTTTGTCCTCTGGGATGAGTTTGATATTAGCAATTTCTTTGCCTTTCTTTTCTATCTCATCCGCAAGTTTCTTTGTACGGTTCTTGGATTCCTCTATCGCATCAGCCAAGACAGCAAAAGGATTGTTCTTGCGTATCTGCTTATGGAGTTTAGTGATGGTCGACTCTATCTGACGAATCTGTTTTGGTGTCAGTTTTTTGTTCGTCTCCATAAAGTCTTCCAAGTCTGTAATTAGCATCCTAAGTGCCTTATGAGTCATTCCTTCCAAATCTCCGATGGCTATTTGCCACTCTGGATTTTTAGTGAACTCCTCGAAAGCGAGTTGAGCTTTCTGCTCGGCATCCCTCGTGTCTATGCCCACACCTATCTGGAGGACAACCCTATTGTCCCCTGCGACCTGCTTTAAGATTCCCTGCAACTCTGCTACGAGCCTTTCTCTTTCTTCGGGGTCAGTAGACATCGTGATGTCATTCGTGATGTCAACTGCTTGATGAACGAGTCCCGATTGTTGTTCTGTGGCGAACTTACGGATGAGTGCAAGACGGTCTGCGGCTGAGTCCTTGTCAATCTTGATTAACTTGAACTGATACTCTGAATATCTCTCAAGCAGTTTGTCGTAGGTTTTGCTCGAGTCGGAAATCATCTTACGCTGAGTCTCCACGAGATAGTCACGCATCTTCTGTACCGTCTGTACGAGACTGCTATCAAGTTCTCTTTCTGTACCCTTAACCCACTCCTCAAAGGCATTCTTATCAAGGATAGCTGATACGTCTATCCTTGCCTCATCTCTACCTTTGAAAGCGTTGTCTATAATAGACTGAGCCTTCTGTACGAGTTCGGTAAAGGTTCTTGGGAGTTCCTTTGTATCGAAACCGTACATCTTAGCGAAGAGATTTCCGAGTTGTGGCTCTGCATCAAGCGCAGCACCGAGGTCGAAAGACTCTTTCAGTTTGTTGAGTTCCTTCTCGATGCCCTTGCTGAGTTCGGTAAAATCGTACTCCTTTGCTGAAACCTTGAGTTTCTCCAGAACAGCCTCAACCTCCTTGGAACGCTCCATATTGAGTAGTCCATTCTTAATGAGAGCATCCAAGGTCTTTTGGAAGTGGTCAAGTTGTTTCTTTGGGTCTTTACCTGTAATGATTTTCGCGATGTCGAGTTGCGGCAGTTTGAAAGATTTTAGTTCTGTGTTCAACTGCTTGATTGTCTTGCCATAGGCATCGTGAATCGTAGCAAGAGCACCTGCTTGAGATTCTCCTGCCTTAGTAAGTTTATCGTAGTCACCACGAAGTTTCTCTACCAGACTTATTTCGAGTTTAAGGGCTTCAAGAATCGGGTCTTTCTCTTTTTTCTTCTTCTTATCCTTCGGCTCTTCATAAGGCTGATGATAGAGGTCGAGAGCCTCCTTATTCTTCTTGATTTCCGTATCAATCTCTTTTATGTGCTGCTTGCTCCATTCTGTATTGTCCCTTTGATATTTCTTTTCTGTCTCTTTGAGTTCTTTAATCTTGTCTTGACGAGATTTAACCCACTTTGCGAACTCCTCATCCTTTTCGGGAATGACACCAGACCACACTTGTCTTGCAAGTTCCTTGGGTTGACCGAAAGTTTCCTTTGCTCTCTTGTAGAAATCTTTCTGGAACTCGCTAAGACTATCTTTCGCGGTCTGGAAATATACAGGGATGTAGATAGACCAAGTATTCGCTTGCTGAACGAGGCTGTTGAGTTCTCCGAATGAGACCTTGTACTTGTCAGAAAACTCTTTTGCACGTTCTTGTATCCAACGCTTGTTCTCTTTGGTCAGCCACTCGCCATTCTTGATTTCCTCCTCACTCGCATTACTGATACGTTTCTGAGTCTCGGAAGAGTGAACCTCGGAAAGCCAAGTGAAGAACTCCTGTTGGAGAGCCTTCCTTGAAGCGAACTCTTGCCTTGCGCCCTCAAGGTCAATATTGTAGCCCTTCCGCTGCATCTTTGCGAGTTCCCTAAAATACAACTTTTCTGAGTTGATGCGAAACACGCGAGTTTCCGTAGCAGACAATTTGGATTCATTAGCAATCTTTTGAATGGCTTTCTCAAAGAGTTCTCTCTGTTCATCTATATTAAGATTCTCCTCAATAGATTTGTTGACGATGCTATTGGTGGTCTCCTTGATTTCTTTGTTCATTTCGTAGAGGTCTGCAAGAGCACCGCCTATACCCTTTCCTGCATAGAGCCGTTCATCGAGTTCTCCTTGGGCTTTTTCTATGCTACCATAGGTCTTTACAAGTTCATCGGCGACATCAAGGAAATCCTTAATATCATCTTTGAGACCCTCTCCAAAGAAACCTCCCCAAATAGTTTCTGTCCCTTTTATGTCTTCATCTCCAAACCCCTCGATGATTCCT